GTTGATTTATTTGATCAATTTTTTTATCTAATGCCTCTAATTTCATATTGATTGCATTTAATTGGGCATTATAAACATCTCTCCGCATAAAAACGGAATCTTGATATTTATTCCATTCCGTATTATGATCAATATCAGATCTTGCATAAGCTAAAAACCACATAACGGATAATGCAATTACTATAATTTCAAACACATCAGATACCGTAAAATGCTTGTTAAACCAGTCCTGCATAAATGCTCCTTTCATAATTAAGGGATTCGTTGAATAGCAAGGTTAACTACCACTCGGGCCCTATTATTTTTATCCCAATCAAAAAGAAAAGGATTATCAAGAGCTTCAATTAGAGTAATAGTTGTATTGCCTACTTTTTCATTTCCTCTATTATGCAGGACATTCACGATACTTTCAGCTTTTTCTATGGCCTTATCATATTCTAAATTACGAATTCTTACCTGACATCCTGCATATTCATATTTGTTAAGATTTCCATTTACATCTTTCCTATTATAAAATGATAATCGTCCTTTGTCTGGGGTATCAAACAAAGTAACCACATTATTGGGAGTTTCGGGTTCTCTGCCAATAAACAAATCAATCCCAAACCTCAAGGAAGTTTCGGTTTCAAGCAAATCTTTAATATTATCACTGACTAAACTCATTATTTAAATTTAGATTCCTCTGCTATAATTTCTAACATTTTTTCCTCCTTATCCCTCATGGCTTTATACAACCAACGGGCACGTGCCCCATGCCGTTTGAAATTGGCATCCACATTTTCATGAACAAAAACCGCATAATTAGCTGTATACCCAAAAATAATAAACGGTCTTTTTTTGGTGCTAAAAGATCCTACTTCCTGCTCCGCTTGAGCAGTAACGGCTTCATATTCCTGTTGCCTTTGACCAGCTTTCTCACCTGTAAAAGAATTATTCTTACTTTCTTTATTCGTACCTTTCATAGATACAATAAACCAAGAATGATTTAAGTTGCTAGTATCCACTGGGGTGTGAGGTTCGGCAGCTCTCCACAATACAATCCCAGCTTTTATAAGACCCTGGATAGTACGGCCTCGCATCTTTTGGACTTCCATATTAAAGTTACCCATAAACTGTTTTACATTTTCTAACTTAAAATCTGCTCCAGCCATTATATCCAAGCTTGAATCAACAAATAATCAGATCTACCTAATCTGGTTTTCTTATCAATCCTTTTAATTTCATAAGAATTTTCAACTTGCATTGGGTTAGATTGTTGATCCTCCGTAAGATCATCCAACTTACCCAACCAAATCCTGCTCTTTCTACCAACATCCTCTGCCAATATAATTTCGGCTCTACTTACAAATTCATTTCCATTATTATCACTCAATACCTCAGCTTGCTCCATCCACCTAACCTTTATCTGTTTTGGGGAATCATATTTAGAACCCCCATAACCACTAGGTCCAGCATACTTCCAAAGAACAGCATCATGCTGGCGAACTTTTTTTAACAGCAATTCGAGACTCATGAATGATTTTCTTTAATGCTTTTTAAATTAATTGATTTTTTTGCAGTACGGGCTAAAATTCCAGTAACATCTACCAGCATTAACGTTTGTCCATACGTAGTAGATTCAAATCCTTGACCAAAAATATCTGAATAACTTTTAGAGGCAGGACTGACACTTTCCTTAATTGCAGGTCGTTCTCTATTAGCAGTGAGAAGGTGGGCCGCCAAGAATAACTCAATTTTCGTGAGTCTTTCCTCTGACAACCCTTTCCCATCCAAATAATAATCAACAATGGAATTGGCAGTATCTATATATGGGCTGATTTCTGCCGCTCCCAAAGTTGATCCTGTTAGCCCTTGTACTTCTGAAGTCTTTATTCGATTGCCCATATCAGACCTCTTTTATTATGCCGGGTAATTTTCAACAAGTCCAGTATAACCATTTTGATCCGCTCTAATTTGCGGAACCTGAATGGCAATTACCTTAAACTTATTAACAAAACCACCTTGCGTTTGCCATTGAATGTTTTGCGGGGCCATACCCTGAACAATACGAACCACATCTGAAGTCAGTTGAACCAACACCACATGGGAATCGGGCAAATCATCAATTACCACAATATCCTGGATATTGTTGATTGACATAATACGGTCCCGAATCGTACTGCTCCCTTTACTATCCGAATAATCCTCATCCAACTTGGTTTCATAGTTGGTAGGGATCATAAGGGCCCAGGGTCCATAAAAATGATGATCAATAGATTTTTGTTTCATTTCCAATACATCATCCCGGATATCTGCCCCGGTAGTAGCTGCCAATGACCAATCCGAACTATTCGTAATGGACTTGCTTCCTGAACCTCCAGGATAGATACGATTTGGGAAATTCAAGAAACTGTAAATGTGACCAGCCCCATAGGAATAATCAGTATCAGTGAATAACAAATCTTCCCGTTTCTCCATTATCTTACGAGTGGCTCGTTCAGCCATCGAAGTATCCAGCGGATTACCTAAACTACGGGAAGCCGCCAAAGCCCGTTGATTAATTGAATAATCCACATGAATAATCGGGATAGGTAAGTACACCGAATTGAACTCTTGACGATCACCTTGAGTACGGGTCACTGCATCCATACTCAATTCAGCAACCAACGCATCTCCTACATCATGATATTCAAGTACCGTGGTTCCCATTGCATTACCCAAATTATAGGTAAGACCCCGATTGATGAGATATTGAACACCAGTCAATCGCTGTTCTGCAATGGTAATCAAAGCTTCATCCAATGCTTTCCATTCATCCCTGCGTAATGTACCCTTCGCATTTACCTGCAAAGTTTTATAATTCTTGGGATCATCGGGTTTTCCACCTGTGTAAACCGTTACACAAGTTCTTCCTTTCTTATCAATGAAAGGACGCATTTGTCCTATATTTAACTGGCCCCGGTTATTGAGAAATTGTGCAACTTCTCCCGAACCTCCTTCTGGCCCAATTAAATCAATATTCACATCAAAATCCATAACTTCTCCTTTAATTTTTAAAAATTAAACACGCCGAGCCGGAACTCTTGTGTTATTAGAATCATCAGTTTGTTGGTCTCCAATTGCCTGGAAAATAGCTGAGCCAGTAGTAACAGTTTGAACCGTTCCATCTCCCACTGATTCCAAATATTCCCCAATATTAGTAGTACCAGTGACAAGGACTAGAACTTCCTCACCTGGGGCTACATACCAAGCCTTGACCTTATCCGCACTGGCATAATCATCAGCAATTGTCTTTCCTTGCAATTCATCTTCCAGGGCTACAATAGAAGCTGCCACTCCTTGTGCGGTAGAATGATTTTGAATCTCATCCCCAGAAGTTATCTCACAAAGAGCCCCTGGAGTAATTGCCTCCGCGGCGGTCTCTTCGTTCTCAATATCCAAATAACTTTTTAACTTAATTGTATTTGACATTTTTTACTCCTTATTTAATTTTTACGCCTGCCGGCAATAATTTTTCCTCTTCTTCTCCATCTCCCGAAGAATTGACAATAGGGCCATTTCCACTGAAATCTGTTTTACGAGTGGTTTTTTCCAATCGTTGCAACACATCCGTTTCCATTTCCTTTAGAGTTTCTTCAGGCCAATCTTCTTTCGAAGTATTAGTTTGGATAGACTCAATTAATTTATCCCGTTCATCCTGGTAAGCTTTCAAACCAAGCTCAATCTGTTCCTTAATAGATTCAGGAACCAGCTCCTTTACCTTTTCAATATCTTGCAAATCTTCTTGCAAAACCTGAATGGCATCCTCCCGATTAACTTCGGGCTTAGGTGGATCAGTAGGTTCTAATGTTCTCAACTGATCCTCATTCAATTGCAATAACCAATTCCGGTCAGATTTGGTGAATCTAGTTTGCTCATTATTAACTAATGAACTTACCTTATCCATAACTTCACCGGAAGGAGTGTCTTTCTTTGTATCACTCATAACTTCTTCCTTATTTGAGTTATTATTATTAGTATACTTGGTACGTACCATGTCACACCCGCATTCTTCAGATGATTGAATTGGTACGTATTCTATTTTTCGTTTTACCTGAACCGGCGAACCGGTAATTTGAATTTCTCCAGCATCATTTATTTTGTATTCTTGTTTATAATAATTTTGTGTCCCAGAATTTTTATCCTTTATCTGAAAAACAAAGTAAGAATCATATACTTCTGAAAGATAATGAAATTTAGTATCAGAATCTTTTTTATCTAATTTCGATTGAATGGATCTGGAAAGTTCTACAAAACCCATTTTATTATTCTGCAATCCATTATAAGCTACAATAAGTTTTTCATTTTTATTATTCGACATTTTATCCTCCTTATCCTCCTTATTCTCATTAACTCTTATTCCACATCCATCACTCCATGAACAAGCCCCTCTAGAACCAGGCAACAAAGCTAAATGATCTGGTTGATAGGAAACCGTAACAGAATTATATTCCCAGCCATCATACTGCCCTTCCTCAATAGAATTTCCAGTGAAAGCCCCAATACTAACTTCTAATTTCTTACCTTCATTTATATAATTCAAAACTTCTGGGTTAACAGCAATAGCCCTTTGTTGATCTATATAGGCATCAGCTTTTAATTTATTGTCCTCAACCCTTGCATTACGCAAATAACCTACTACCCAATGAGCTTTATCAACTTCATTAACAGAAACATGCCCTCCATCTTGAATAGGGTGTCCTGCAGTGACTGGGGCGCCATTCCAAGCATTTACATTTTGCGAAAAATATTTGGCAAGATGTAAAATAGGACCTCCACTTCCAGATCGAACCCCTTCAGTCATCATTACTACAGGAACAATTAACAAATTATCTTCCCGCCGTACTTGATAATCTGGTTGAGTCTGATTATCCTCAAAATGAAACGTAAGATTAAGATTTTCTGAAGCTTTCATAAATTAATCCTTAATTAATTCTGCTCTGAATCTAGAACCACTATATTGAATTGGCAAGACTTTCAAAAACTTCTCACCATCTTTTGGATACAATACATCTCCGTCAATCAAAATTCCATATTCCTTTAATTCAAATTCTGTTGTTTTAGGGAGACCAGAAAAGCCAACTTCCCCATCATTACCAATAAAAGCAATTCCGGCTTGTTGGGTATCTCCATTATTATCTACTTTATAAAATTGAATATGCATAACATTATTTCCAAATATAACTTAAATCTAAGAATATTTTCTTTTTCAGGGCTTCTACCAAATTATCCCTAGTATTCTTTAAAAATCCAAGTTCTTGATTTGATATATGTAAATCTTTGGTTAATCCATCAAAATCTAAATTTTCAAGACTATCAATCATTTCCTTTCTAGTATTATCTGAAATTTTGTCTTTCCATTTCCATGAAAGAGGGTGTGCTGGAGAATTTTTATATTGCTTCTGTACCAATAATCTAAGTTCTCCAGTAGTATTTGGAAAGGAATACCCATTATCAATCAAAACTGGTATTTTATTTTTTACCATCATATTCATCCCGTGCCTATCTGTATTTCCAATCAAAACATCAAAAACAGAAGCTTTCCACATTTCCTCTGGTGGAATAGTAGTTATGGAATCATTCATGTAAGCAACCAATTCAGCATCATCCACAAATAATTGCAGGCTTCCACGTTCTCCTTTATAAGTTCGAAAAACTGTTTTGGGAACCCTGTTCAAATTCATTGCAGTATCTATCCTAGAAGCTAAAACCTCTCTTTCAGCCAACGTAAAATCCTTATTAGTAATAGTACTGCGTATCCCCCAACGTTCTCCACTCTCTTTTTTAAAAACTCCTTTTGCCCCTGTTCTAAGGGTTAAAATTGAGGTATCATTAACCCCCGTACCAAGAAACTTTTCATCAGTAACAGGACTAGTGGTTAATTCTTGCTCTACACTTGAGGATTCATTTGGAACAGATTGTTCAGCTTGCTTAGCAGCCACATCTTCAGGACGGGCCGGCAATGCCATACATCTACATTGAGGGTGTACGGGAATCAAATTCTCTGCCTGCTGAAGAGTATAAAATTTTCCTTCATTTAAAGAACATTCATAACAAACTCTATTATCCCCTGCAGTCCTGAATTCAGCCATCACAGTAATTCCCTGAACCTTCCAATTCTTAAATTCCTGAATCATGGCTTGATGGTGGGCTCTAATAACTTCTGTGCGGGCCAATACTTCTGCCCGTCTTTCAGCTGGTATAAATCTACCCAAAGCATCGGTAATACCTAAATCAGCCCCTCCTCCACGAATCACGGCATTGAGTTTGCGGGCTAATAACCGGGGACCATCTCCATCACCCATTCCCTGCGTCAATACTCTAGAAATTTGTTGATCCATAGCAGTGGTAATCCCTTTCAACTCATTAAAAGCCCTGGTATACAATAAACCAAGACGATCCGCATGAAAAGGTCCGCCAAGAACCGCCATGATACCTCCACGGGCAGCCACAGACATTACTGGGAAATGTAATCTTCCCATTTCATAAGTAGCCCTTTGAACCCCTCGTTTATAGGAATCCTCAATAAATACATTCTGCCAAGTTTGATTAACTGCATTACCAAGCCTTTGTCTGCTGGTAACTTCCAAAATTTCCCGATCAACCTGATCCTGCAACCAATTCATAAACTCTTGAACTTTCTTATCTAATCTAGGAAAATCAAAAGCACCAGAAGGGAGTCCAGAATCATAAATAAAAAGTTCATTGGATTGTAATCCAGGGTTACCATCAGCTATCCCAAACACATCCTTCGTAATAATGGCATCCAGTATCATACCACGAAGATTTCGAAACCTTTTCCGCATTTGAGCGGCATATTTATGACGTAAGGTCAACGTTTGGGTTGGATCAGACCTTTGATATACTTCTAAAGGTTTGGTTGCTATGGCACAGGATTCACACATTAGGCATTAAGAGGATTTGAATTTGGGTTTATTTGTTCAGAGGAAGCCTCCCTGGATAACATATCAGACATTTGAGAATCCCGTTGAGTGATAATATCAGCAATTTGATCATCATCCATTTGCAAGAAGTATTTCAGAAATGGCTCCAATGGTACTTGTTGTTCAGCCATTGGGGCGTTAGAATATTTGGCAAGGGCCCCTGCCCGGCTATCCCCTATATCCGCCTTTTCTTTTTCACCCAAACTAAATAAATCTGACCATTGCACACTATAACCCAAATCAGGATTAATGGGCTTTGTTAAAACCCCAACTTCAATAAGACGGTCTATAAGAGGTCGAAAAATAAGGGGTTCCACTTCCTCAGTTCTCCTAATGCTTATATACTCCTTAAAGTTAGCTTCATCCTGGGAACTGGCAAGTTGTCCCCGTTCAGATCCTATAAGAATACGAGCCGGAATATTTGTTACTGCTGAAATCATCATAATTTGAGTTTCTACATGCCCTTTTGGATCGGCAATTTGTTGAGCCAAACTTTGCAAATCCACTCCTTCAGCAACCAAAAATCTTCTCAAATTATTCTCATACTCATCCAATTGATCCATTAACTTTTCTTCCGTAGCCTCATCAATTTTATAATCTGGATTAGAATTACCAAAATATCCAGGTCTGGCCCCGCGCCAAAACATTTCAGCAGAACCCCCAACCAATTTCTCCAAATCCATCAATCTATTATAGGCGGCTTCCATTACAGGATTACCTTCAATATCATCCTCCAACAAATCAAAAGCTATATGTATGAGGCGGCTATAATGAACTTTTAGAGTTTTGGTGCGGCTAATATCATTACCTGTAGCATTAGGGTGATTAAGGGTGATGCGGTAAATTCTAGGCTTCCCATACCTAGGATTGGAAAAATCTGTCTCATAAGTATCTATTTCAACATTCCTTCGGCTGATTGGGCGAACATACAACAATTTACGATTCCCGGATGAAACAGGTTGAGGCCAATTTTCTTGTGAAGAATCATCAAATCCCAACAACAATATAGAAAAGGAACCCAGTTGTGCCAACCTATCCACTCTTAATAATTTCTCCTTTAGCCCCAGTTCATCATTCAAAGTATCAAATTCTTTTTGAAGAGCTGTTTCTTGTTCCTGTTCAGGTTCTATAAGAGCAATAGGGCCTTGCCAAGTTTTCTTAACTGGTCGATCCACCAAAGCCCTTGCAATACCTTGCCTCCCCCAACGAGCTATCAAATCCTCTGATTTCACTTCTTTTGGATACCCTAATGAATTATATAAATCTCTATCCCCATTATGAGAAAGACCTAAATTTTGGCTGAGAGCCAGTCTATTCGTAAGAACGGAAAGCGTTTGAAGCCGCTCCATAAAGCGGTTAGAGTACTTAGTTCTCTCAAAAGTGCCGTTATTTGCCATTAAACCGCGATTTACTTGTTTGCATTCATTTTAATTAACTAAAAATACTTATATTTTACTAATTTTCTTAATAGTAATATATTACCCACCTTGAGATCTCTTGTTAGAAGCGAAATATGGGACTAAGGTTTTTAAGTTTATCCTCATATAATTTAAATAATTTAATGCTTTTTACTACCCCAAACTCTAACCTTTTTCTTTTTATTCAAATTATTAAAAGCCCCTGCAGAGGAATCCACCTGATCTTTAAAGGTGCTAAATGGAAAGAACCGATGTTCCTCAATAAAATCCTTATTCCAATCAGCTTGCAACAACAAAACATTCCCATAATTTACCTGCACGGAATAAGGATCTGCCCTATACACCTTATCTCCAGAAGGTCTGTCTGCTTGCACCCGATAACCAGATAAATTTTTAATAGTGCCCTCCGCAGATTCCTTACCTCCACTTCCAGGTTCCTGTTCGACAATTACCCATACATCAATTCCATCTGCTTTGGCTACATCTTTAATTATTGTTTCTCGTTCTTCACTAGACCAACGGCCCCGCTTCACATTTAGGATGATGTAACGACCATCCACCAATTTAGCCATTTTAATTCCAGCCGTCCAAGCTGGACCACTTTTAGTAGAAGCCCCTTTTTTTACCTCAGTCCCAGCCTTATCCCAATATCGGATAATTTGTTCAATCTCTCTTTCTGGAGGACGTCGATCCACTACCACAAACCTATCCACTTTAAACATTCCACCTGTAGGAGGAGTAGGGGATTGTCCAACTTGCCCGGAAAATCCATACTGACCCAAATCCTCCAACATATCCGCCAGCACATCCCAATTCAAACGATTAGAATCTAGCAATCCATCCTCGCTATAAAATTTCTTTAAATGAGCGGGCTTAACTTCATCTGCATAATCTCTAATTTGCCCGGGCAAACAAATATGATCCACCTTTCCTTTCTTCTGCTTTATCTTATGACCAGTTGGATCATCCTGATGAAGCCTTTGCATTATCATTACTATTGGGGAACAGGCTTTATGCACTTTTCGAGTGGAAAGAGTTTTATCAAGATACCTATTTACATTTTCAAGTTGCTTAGGACTAACCGCCTGCTCAGGGTCAATTGGATCATCTACTAAAATAATGTGAGCATGGAACCCAAGTACTGAACCTCCCACTGAAGTTGAAAACCTATTACCCCCTTGCTTAATGCTGGCCCGAAACCCAGGCTTCCCGTCAAATTGCTTTAAAATTTTAAAGTTCGATTTTTTGTCCTTGTCACGCTTGATCCTCAAATCCGGGTAAATCGACTGAAACTTGTCACATCGAACCAAATCCCTGCTAAACTCTGCACTCTCCAATGACAAGGGGGCAGAATAAGACAAAGCGATAAACCTCATCCAATACCATCTTGTCCAACACCAAGCCGGGAACATAATCATTACAGTAGTAGTTTTGGTTGAACCTGGAGGGACGTTCAATATCAAATCCTTTATATGTTCTTTATGGGTCGCCCGACTTCTTTGATAAGCTACTTCCTCAGCCAACTCCTGTAATCTATCACACATTAATTTTATGTGCCAATTAGATTCAAATCGTTCACTGGAAATTTCTGACCAAAAGAATTTCAGGAATTCATAAAAACTTCTATTATTTATTTCCCGAATAGCTAGAGTAGGACGTTCCACCAATTTTTCAAACAACTTGGATTTTGGAAGTTTGGTACGAACTCTGGTAGGTTGATAGTTTAGATAACTCATCTTAGTTTCCTATTAATCCTTTTTTTCGGAAATCCTCTTCCATTTGAGTATAAAACGAATTCATCCAATCCTCAGCCGTGCCCCCACCCCCATACTTTTCGGCTTCACATAATGGGCAATAATGTCCTCCTTCAGGATTAGAACCCAGCAAGTAAACTCCCCCGCAATCTACTGCATAAGACATGAATGTGGTACACCCAGCCATTAAAGGATCTTGGATGGTTAGCTGACCCTCGGATTCTTTTTTCATACGCTCCACCACCTCCTCACCATCCTTACTTACATATCCCCACAACCCTTTTTCCTTAATCAAATCTTTCATACGTTGGTAATGCTCTTTACATATCTGCATTTAACTGCCCACCCTTTCTCCGTCCATAATCCAGACAAATTCTTCTACTGGGAAATGTTGCCCGCAATGTACGCAAAAAGTAGATCCATAAAATTTAGGATTTCGGGCATAGGTTTCCGCCAAAGCCCTTCACATCTTAGTTATGTGCCCACAACCCGACCCTAGATCTGATTGCTTGACAAATCTACCTAGGATCGCACTATGATGGTCTGTATTAGGTATGAATCCAACATAACCATACGTATTTATATATCTAAGCTGACGTTCTTGTGGATACTCCTCTGCATTTTCTTTAAAATACTTTTCAATTGGTATCATTCGCTTCAAATCCAAATCCTTGCCTAAATGCTTGTATGAAAATCTCAATGGACGGATGAATCCTTTTTCCCGCTCCTCCTTCGACAACACCCAATAATCTTCATACTGACCATTAGGTTTTTTCTTATCAGTAGGAGTAGAAGATGAAAGAGGATTTTCTGGAGGTTTACCCGATGTAGTTTCTTTGCGTAGTTCTTTCATATCTTTCCTTAATTATTTGAACTTTCTGTTATCTGCTTTGACGCTCTTGTCAATCCAAGTTTTGCGGCAACTCGAAGTTCCTCATCTGTAAATTTATCGGTATCTGAAACTTGGTCCAATATACTATGAATGTTTACATCATCTACGAACATATGGGCATGTTTATGCTCAACCTTGTAAGATTCTCCCCAGGTTTCTCTATTACGTACCCCAAGCCATTTTATGGCGGCCTTTACATCTGGTGGGTACTTTTTCATATATGCTACTTTCATAGGTTCGGTGTAGCTTTTAATTACCTTTCCATCTGCATCATATTCCTTCACATGCCGGGTCAAAATCTTTACAGCTGGATGCTCATACCCCAAAGCCCGCTCGTATAGAGCTTCTGCCACCCGGGCATCCGCATGCATCCTTCCTTTTTTTACTGCTTGCCTAAATTCCTCATTTACCTTCAGCCAATGGGAAATGGTTTGTTTAGACACATTAAAAGCAATGGCAAGTTCACGGTCATTCAAACTAAGCAAACATAAACGATAAGCCTGCTCCACCACTTCATCAGTGCATTTAGATTTTGGGCCTGAAGTAGAGGGCCCAGAGGTAGGAAGAGACCTTTTTATTTGAGAAGCTTTTTTTGTTCGTTTCATAATATTCAAATTTAAAAATTCACTTTATGTAACTAAAATATTCCGCATAGTAGTATATGCCAAAGGTTGAGATCTCCTGTTAGAGACGAAATATGAGACTAACATTTTTAAGTTAATTAAAAAAATACAAAACTTTTTTAAAAACCCATTCATAAAGTAAATAAAAGAGGGTAGCTATTTTTTCAAACTTTTTACTAAAAACTTAAAAATCGGCGAATATGCCCAGTAAACAGCATTTTTACTAGTAAATAAAGTTTTAAAAAAGAGCTATTTTTTTAAAAAACCTTTGTTTTTTAATAGATTTTTCTTATATTCTAATAGAGAAAAGCATTAAAATTTTGCCCCTTTATTGATTGGCTTTGAAGTGAGGTGAAAAGTTGGTGCAATCGGGTAGTAAGTGTCAGTGCTGAAACCGACAGATCCAAATTTTTCTAGGCTTATACGCCAAATCCCTTCGCCAAGTTTATTTTTTTGAGGTCCCTGTTGAGACCAGCGGTTGAAAAAGTGTTCACTTTGTGGATTTTCTAGTATCCCGCCCTAACAGCAACCTCGCCCAGCACCCAACCTACCAAGGGAGCCGAACAATTGGCTCCCTATCTTAATGCAGCCAATGACAGTCGCAAGCCTGTTTAAATGCAGAGTGAGAAAATTAACTTTATTTAAACCTACCAAATGGAGAAAAAAATGAAATTAAAAGAAGCTGAAAAATTAGCCAAAGATTTAATGGATGAATGGAATTTGTTGCCCAAATGGAAATTTGAGTTTGACAAAGCCACTAAAAGATTTGGAAGATGTTCTAAACGCAAGCGTCTTATCAGTCTTTCCAAAGCTCTTACAAAAAGAAATGAAATCCCAGAAGTTAAAGATGTTATTTTACATGAAATTGCACATGCCCTTGATGTTGAACATCGAGGTAAAAGTGATCATTCTTACCATTGGAAACAATGGGCTAAAAAAGTAGGGGCCCGGCCGAAAGCTTGTTATGACATAAACAAAGTAATAGGGGTAGAACCTAATTATTATTATTACTGCCCCACTTGTGGAGCTAAATTTGGGAGACAGAAAAAAGGCCATAGAAAAAGTTTAGCATCCTGTCCTAAATGCTCCAAACATTTTTCATTCGACTATCTTCTTATCAATAATGTACCTGCAAAACAAATGCAAAAAATAGAAGAAGGAAAAATGAAATGGACAGAACTTAAACAAGCAGAACCAATTATGGAAACCTTAAAAAAACAACTTCCATCCCAAAAAAGAACTAAAAATCATTTGTATAAAGAATATACAAATTACAGAAAAACAGATAATTTACATACAAATAAAATCCTTGAGACAATGACTACTACAACCAAGCACAACATCACAAAACAAGAATATGAAAACGGAACTTTTGCAATTTGCACCGTTGATGCTTCTCATCATTTAATTCTTGAAGATGGCCGCTCTTTTTTCTTAGGTGAAATTTGGGAATCATTAGAAGAAACCGAAGAACATGCGGAAGAAGATGGATTCAAAAAAGAAATGGTTTCCGTTGAAGATGCTACCGGCATATATGA